CTAGAGCGGATTTGACTAGGTTGCGGAGCGAAAAACGTGGGATTTTTCGCGTGGGGCGTCGCGAGAGAGGGAAGTCGAAAAGCCGAATTTTCTCAATTCAAACCTAGTCAAATGAGCCTCTAGAGCGGATATCAGTTTCATGTGTGAAGTCGAAATTGCGACCGAATAAAAAGATCCTTATCCTTAATTCATAAGGAAAAGCACCCTCTCGATGGGGCTAGGATAGGCTCCTAGAGCGGATTTGACTAGGTCTAGCTCGATGAGAAAGAGGAATGGGTGAGCCTCTAGAGCGGATTTGACTAGGTTTGACTAGGTTAACTGGGTCTGCAAAAACCTAGAGGGGGGGGGGGTAAAAGAGTAGTAATCCCGGTAAGTGCGAAAGCGGAAAACCGCTCCTAGAGCGGATTTGACTGGGTTTGTATGTCCTCCGGTAGAGTAACGAGGGCGGAGGGTAGACGGCCCAAACCTAGTCAAATCCGCTCTAGGAGCGGCTCCAGCGGAAATTGCGACTCTAAAAAAGACCCTTGTACCCCCCCTCTCTAAGGGGAAAACAAACCCAGTTAACCCAGTCAAACCCAGTCAAATGAGCCTCTAGAGCGGATATGCGGGTTTCTGATGGATATTGTGAACCCAGTCAAATGAGCCTCTAGAGCGGATATGCGGGTTTTGTGAAAAGGCGCCTTTACTTGGGCATGGAGTAAGCGGTATTCTGGAAGCAACTCATTGACTCGCTGAGCTGATCAGATGGCGAAGACTAAACAGATTGAAGCCCCTCTTGCATCCCCCCCGGTTAAACGAGGGCCTGGGCGTCCGCCCAAGCCCAAGCGGGGAAGGCCCACCCTGTATCGTGATACGTTCCCTGAGATGGTGAAGGCGTATTGCTTGCTGACGGGTGCAACTAATCAGCAGATCGCTGAGCATCTGGGAGTTGACATTGAATCTGTGAAGCGTTGGATCAGGGAGAGAACTGAATTTAGAACTGCCGTTCACGAGGGAAGGGAAGGGGCAGACCTGCATGTGGTCAATGCGCTGTACGCTCGCGCCATTGGTTATTCGCATGATGCTGTCCATTTTTCCGCGTATGGAGGTGAGGTGATAGAAACCCCTTACACCAAACACTATCCACCAGACCCAGATGCAGCAAAATGGTGGCTGCGCAATCGCCAGCCTAAGCATTGGCGCGAGCGTCAGGAGCTTACGGGCGCGGAAGGTGGCCCAATCGTATTGCGCATTGGCCCTGTGGATGAACAGCTGTGAATCTCCCTGAGCATTTACGACCCCATAGTATCCTTCCGCAAGCGCCCCTTACGGAGCGTCAGCAGGAAGCCAATCGTTTGCTGGCGGGCCAAGCCACGCATACCTTGCTGGAAGGTGGTTCCCGTTCTGGTAAGACTGCGCTGATCTGTCGTGGACTCATTGTGCGAGCGGCAAAGGCCCCGGACTCTACACATGTGATTTTCCGAAAGCACTTTAACCATCTTAAGTTTTCCATCATCTTTGATTCTATGCCCAAGGTTTTCCGGTTGTTCTTCCCAGAGCTAGAGGGGCGGGTCCATCTGAGCAAGTCAGATTGGTATCATGAATTTCCAAATGGCTCGCGCATCATCTACGCAGGCTTGGATGACAAGGAGCGGACGGAGAAGGTGCTGGGGCAGGAACATGCCACCTTGTTCTTCAATGAGTGCTCACAGATCAGTTATGCAGCTCGCAACAAGGCAGTAACGCGTCTCGCACAAAATGCGGGGCTGAAGCTCCGTGCCTGGTACGATTGCAATCCCACTGTTAAGTCTTCCTGGATTTACAAGGTGTTTGTCCTTCACATTGATCCTAGCAGCGGGGAGCCTTTCGCGAATCCGGGGGATTATGTCAGATTGCCCCGCCCAATGAACCCTGAAGATAACATCCAGAATCTTGCGCCAGATTACATTGCCCAGCTCAATGCGCTACCGGAGCGGGAGCGGCGGCGCTTTTTGCGGGGAGAATGGGATGAGGGAGTGCCCAATGCGCTTTGGCGCATGGATGGATTCTCTCGTGTTGCTCCTATTCGGACGGCGCAGGAGCGTGAGCAAATGAAGGCGAAGCTCCGGCGGGTGGTAGTGAGCGTTGACCCGTCTGGGGGAGAGGATGAGGATGATCTGAGCTCAGATGAGATTGGGCTGGCGGTAACAGGGGTGGACAAAGAGGGGATAGGATACGTCCTAGAAGATTGGACAGGTCATTATTCGCCAAGCAACTGGGGGCGAAAGGCAGTTGAGCTATTTGATCTGTGGAGTGCTGATCTGATTGTTGCTGAGCGAAATTTTGGAGGGGAAATGGTGCGCTTTACGATTCAGGCCGCGAAGCCCAATGTCCCTGTCAAGCTCGTCACCGCCAGTAGGGGGAAGCACATTCGCGCGGAGCCTGTTGCATCGCTCTATGAGCAAGGGCGAGTGAAGCACGCGGGACGGTTTCCTGATCTGGAGGATGAGCAATGCCAGTTCAGCACAGCAGGTTATGCAGGGGAGCGTTCCCCCAATCGTGCGGATACGGTAGTCTTTGGGTTGACGGAGTTGATGCTGGACCCTGAAAGTACCTATACGCTGGACAACATCATCTGAGGTGCTGGCATGATCCTGGTCACGGGTTGCGATGGCTTCATTGGGCATCACCTTTGCCATGCTCTATTGGATAGAGGCGAAAAGGTGATTGGGGTTGACCGCTCCTATGGAGCCCGTGCCGCGTCCCTCACCCCCCATGCCAGCTTCAGCTTTGAGCGTGCGGACTTGCGGCATGGTGGGGTTATGTGGCTGATCACCGCGTACCAGATCGAAACCGTCATCCACCTTGCCGCTCGCGCTGGAGTGCGGGATTCCTTGCAGGCGCCCATTCCGTACATTGATGATAACATCCTGGGCACAGTCAATGTGCTGGAGGCGGTGCGCCGCTCCGGGTTTGTTCAGCACCTGATCTATGCATCTTCTAGCAGCGTGAATGGTGGGCGCCCCCTGAACCCTTACGGGGCATCCAAGCTCGCATGCGAGGCTCTTGCGGGCGCCTGGACGCGGGCCTGGGGCGTTCGCTCTACGGGCCTTCGCTTTCATACCGTCTATGGGCCGCATGGGCGAGAGGACATGGCGCCAATGATCTTCGCGCGGGCACTTCTACATGGCAAGGTGATCAAGCTCCGTGCGAACGGTGCGCACTTGCGGGATTGGACCTACATTGATGATGTGGTGGGTGGTATCTTGGCAGCGATGGTGCGCGGGAAAGGTGGTATCGCCCAGGTCTATGACCTTGGGCCTGGGCGCCCGGAATCTACGCTTGGATTCTTGGAGCATCTTGCGTATCATCTTAGGGTGCGACCCAAGTATGAAATGGTGGAAGGGGAAAAGGGCGAAATGCAGGAGACGCAAGCGGATACCCTTCCGCTTGAGGCTGATGCAGAGTTTCGGTGTGAGATGTCTCTTGATGAAGGGATAAGGACATTTGCTGAGTGGTGCATCAGTTCTGACCTGGAGCCAACGACATGATCAGGGATATGGTAGACTCGCTGGTCAACTTTGTCTCTGGGCTGGGAACGTCCAAGGACAAGTCTGCGCAATCGCAATACATCCTCAACCTTTTGACGCGTAATCAGGTGGAGGCGGCCTATCGCGGGGACTGGCTGGCAAGGAAGGCAATCAGCGTCCCCCCGGCGGATGCGACGCGCAAGTGGCGCGCCTGGCAGGCAGAGGATGCGCAAGTCCAGAAGATTGAGGCGGAAGAAAAGCGGCTGGATGTCCAGGCCAAAGTCCTCAGTGCACTGATCAAGGCGCGGCTCTACGGGGGCGCAATTATCTTCCTGGGGGTGCGCGAGGATGACCCCTTCACTCCACTTGATCCGCTTTCCGTCAAGGCGGGGGAATTGCGCTACATCAACGTTCTCAGTAGGAACCTGGCAACAGCGGGCGAGTTGGAGACGGATGTGCGGCTTCCTGGCTATGGGCTTCCCCGCTGGTATGAAATTGCGGGTGGCCCTCTCGTCAGGATTCATCCCAGCCGCGTGATCCGGTTCATCGGCGCTCCCTATCCTGACGATGATACGATGGCGGATGGCTGGGGCGATTCGGTGCTGCTGGGCATCAATGATGCGCTTCGCTCCGCGTCTGAAGTGGTGCAGGGGACCACTGCCCTGGTGCCAGAGTCAAAGTTGGATATCATCCGTGTTCCCAATCTAATGTCGCAGATTGGGACAGCGGAGTATCGCAATCGGCTCACGCAACGTTTCCAGCTGGCCAATATCACCAAGTCCACACTCAATGCGCTGTTGCTGGACAAGGAGGAAGAATGGGAGCGCAAGGAGATCACCTTCACAGGGCTGCCTGATCTGGAGCGTCTCGCGTTGATGGTGGCGGCGGGGGCGGTGGACATGCC